GCAAACTGGGTCCCCGACATTAAGTAATTATCCAGCACCATAAAAACAATAATAAATAATAATAATAAATTAAAAAATGAGTAAAAGAAATATAGTAAAACCAACTGGATTAAAAGGAACTGAAAAATTAAGTAGAGTGAAGCAATTAATGGGTGTTGCACCAATTAATGAAAGTATTAATCGTTCAGTAATAGAATTAACTAAGAATGGGCCAGATGGTAATATTTACGCCATTGTTAGGGAGAATCAAGAATACTACATAAAGTCATGTAAGAATAAGAAAAATGTTATTTCTGAAGATTTTAAATATATTGGTGGTTTACAAAATAAAAAGAGTAAATCATACCCTTCATATGCTAAGGCCATAAAACACTTAAACCTAAAGTTTATTAGTCTTAATGAGGCGCATTCAAAATCTGGAAACATAAATACATTCAAGAATGATAATATACTTGATGAACATCATGCAATTGCCCCTAATAAAGCATTTAGTGAAACAAAACCAATGGATAAAAACATATCCAAAGAATATATTGTAAACAAAAAGGGTGCAAAATTGTCTTATGATAATAAAAAGGGTAAAGAGAAGGATGGTTTTGGTGATAATGTGGCTGATAAGGATGCGATTGATGAATTGGAAGATGTTAAGCTGAATGAAACTGAACGTTTAATTGATAAATTTTTGGTTGAAAACACAACTAAAGAAACACTAACAGTTGGTAAATTAAACAACTATATAACGGAAATGATTGATGATGATGAGTATGACCCAATTTCATACGCCAAACAAAGTGGAGAAAGGGAACAAATAGAAAACTTACATAATAATGAAGAACTTATTGCTGCCGCAATAGAAGAAGTAGGTGGTAAAGATATTTGGGATACATTGTCTAGTGAAGAAAAAGAGATTGTTTTTTTTGATGTACAAACAAAAGAGGCAGATTGGATGCAAAACTACCAAAAATCTGATTTTGAGGGAATGGGACCACTTGATGAGTCAATTGTTGAACGTTTATCTAGAATATTAAAAAAAAAAAGATTAACTGAGTATAAAAAACCAAGTAAAAGCACAGGTTTATTTCAAGAAGAGGAAGATGGTTATAATGATTTAGAAGAAGAAACATCCTATAAGATAAAACTGGATGCACCAAGCAGTGAACCAGATTTTGATGCATCTGATGAAGAAGAAGATTTTTCATTGGATTCTCTTGAGGATTCTGATGAAGGTTCTGATAATGATAAACCATTTGATGATGACGAACCATTTGACCCAGGTGTTGAGGCTGATGAAGAAGAAGACCCAGAAAAATTCATTCAACAATTGGCTGGCAAAATAGGCACCTCCCTTAGAACATATACAAAAGATAATGGCGAACCAGATTTCGACCTTGAAAAGTATGTCATTAACTCAGTTATTTCCGCAACACATACCGCTGAAATGGATAAATCAGACCAAAAAGATATTATTGAAAAAATTAAAACATCTGGAGATGAGGGTGAAGATGAAGATTTGGGTGATGATGAATTTGATGATGATTTAGGTGGTGGTGATGAAGACTTGGGTGGTGATGAGGATTTGGGTGATGATGAGGATGGTGACACTGAAGAAAATTTGGAGGAAATGTTTAAGATGGCCAATGTTTATGAATCATTTCAAAGTAAAAATTTGGATAAGTCAAAAAAATCACGTATTATTGTGAATAAGGGTAAAATTGAACATTTAATACAAAAACATATATAATATGAATAATCCAACTGTTAAGCCAAAACCAAAAGTTAGTCCGACAAAACCTTCACCAAGAAGAAAGAGGATTTGGAAAACTAAGCCAGTTGTTACACCAAAACCTAAGATGTAGAAAATGAAGTTAGTATATATAAATGAAATTGGTATGGATTGGGTTGGAAACCACCTTTACGAGTTCTTATTTTCAGAATCAATAGATAATATTGATGGTGATGATTGGGATGCTTATCCAGCTTCTAATAAACCATCACCACCTGGATTTGATTTTGTATCAAGGGTTGGTAGACTAACTTCTAAACTAAACTTTGAATTGGTTCAAAAGAGTGACACATTTGCGGTATGGGACGCTGTAGATGGAATAATAGCACTTGCTTGGGAAGATATAACAGATTATGATGAATACCCAGATAGTAGACTTTATTTTAAATTTGGTGAAGATATTAAAACTGTTGAAGATAAATTATATGAAAAAGATATCATACTGAAATATAAGGAAATTAATAAAAATATTGCAAATGAGAATTAAAAAGAAACATGTTATTGAGGAAATTAATAATATAGAAAAGAACACTGATGACTATTTAGATGACGTTAAGAAAGCAAAAAACAAAATTAAAAGTGAAATACCAAGCCTACCCCCAGACGAACTTGATAACATTGCAGCCCAAATTGCTGCCAATGAACCAGTAAATGAAGTTGGTAAAGATAAGGTGCATACTACTAAATTTGATAGATGTGTTGCTGATGTTAAGAAGCAACCAAATGTAGATAACCCATATGCTATTTGTCAAGCTTCTTTGGGTGCAGATGCCATAAAAAAGTCACATAGAAAAAAAGAAGATGAAGATTATACTAATGAAACAACAGTAAGTATAACTAAAGGAAAATTATTAGAAACCATATTAAACAAAAAACCAAGAAAAGTTGTAAAAACAATTAGAGTTGGTGATATAAAAAGATAATTTTTTTATGAAACACTACATAAAACAAAGGTTTAGAGAATCTCTTTTAAATGAAGAACCAAGTGATGTGGATAAAATAATCAATCTATTAAAATCTGGAGATGAATCAAATATTGAATTAGCATATGCTCTTGGAGAGGGACAAGGTATTAATGTTGATGAATTGGTTAAATCAATATATGGTATATTGTTAACTAAATCAAAAGGTAACACAATAAAAAATAAGTTATTAAATCTATCCAATTTGAAGGGGTTAGATTTATCTAATAACAAACTAACCACATTGACAAAAGGCATAACCAATCTAACCAATTTGAAGTATTTGAATTTAGAATATAACAAACTAACCAGTTTAGAAGGTATAGAGAATTTAACCAATTTGATATGGTTGAGGTCATCTAATAACCGACTAACCACATTGACAAAAGGCATAACCAATTTGAAGGGGTTGGATTTACGTAATAACAAACTAACCAACTTAAAAGGTATAGAGAATTTAACCAATTTGAAGGTGTTGTATTTAGATAATAACAAACTAACCACATTGCCAAAAGGCATAACCAATCTAACCAATTTGAAGGAGTTGTATTTATCTAATAACAAACTAACCAGTTTAGAAGGTATTGAGAAGTTCACCAATTTGGAGAGGTTGTCTTTACATAATAACCCGATAAGTGATGAAGAAATTGAACGAATAAAAAAATTATTACCAGATACAAAAATATATTAAAAATTATTATGGGAAACTTAGAATATTCATTTGATAACATATTAAAATTATGAAAAAAGAAATAAAAAGATAAACATGAAAAAAGGTAAAAAATTAATACTTGAGAATCTTCTTTATGAGGAAAACATTACAGAAAGACTTCACCCAAAATTGGAGGAGGATTTAAGAAATGGATGTCATTCATTATCAGAATGTGGTATAATGCCAGAAGGTGATGAAATGACTAGTGAGATGAAATTAATTAGAGAAAGATTTAAAGAAGTGGTTAATAGATGTCGTGCGGCATTTGATGTGGATGAAATAAATAATCGTGAAATGATGCAACAACAAATGCCATTGGTTAGAAATGCAATTCAAATGGAATCAAACCACAAAGAATTCCTACAAGAATTGGCCGTTAAGATGGTGTCTGAAGAATTTGATATACCAGAGGGGGCAATAAACTTTGAGTCAGAATTAACCAATAATATAACTCTTGAAGGTACAATAAGTAATAAAGGTCCACAAAGAATGGAAGAAGAGTTTGAATTTAATAATCATGATGAACTGGTTAATGCAAATTCTGAAGTTAAGAAAAGAAGAGTTTTAAATGCCATGACACAAGGGGCAGCAAAAAAGGTTAATCATATGTTTCATATGGTAAATGATGACTTAGTTAACTTAAACCCAAGACTACCCAACATTTATAATAAAATGATGTCAGCCGCTGATTATATGTTTTTTATCATACCAAATATGGAAAAAATGGTTAGTGGTGGAAAGTCTGAATGTGACTTTAGTGGTGAAGTACCAAAGGTTAAAGCACAAGCTATGGTATTCCCAGTATTAGTCCATGAATTATGTAAAGGTGTTATGGAGGTATTATCTTCACATGGGTTACCAAAAAAGAAAAAAATCTCCGTATATGTTATAAATAAAGCCGATTTCATTGAAGCAGAACCATGGGATATGCGTTTGGGGCCAGCAATATGGGGTAAATTTTGTAAGGCAATGCCAGATGAAGATTTTAACCTTAAGCATCATGTTTATGCTGATATGGCAAGCCTACCCCCAAAGGATTTTAACCCACTAATGAAAGAAATAATATCTGGAACCAAAAAGAGTAAGAAAGTAGTTCAAAAAATGGTTAATGAAATAAAAGAACAGATTAAGGAAGATGAATTCAATGAAGCTATGGGTGACCAATACTTCAATGAAGAGGATTTATTAGGGGCGTAAAACCCATTGGGATGTAAGCGACAAACACTAACTTTGTGAAAGAATATATTGACGAATAGTATCTGGACTTGCTTCACCAATTGAACAAACAATATTGACTTTAAAACATCAATTAAATCACTCAAAAAATATATTGAGAAGTCGGATGAAGATTTTAAATTAAAATTACTATAAACCACCCAATTGGGTGGTTTTTTCATTTTAATGATTAGGTAACATATTTATATATATGCTAACTAATGAAGAAATATTAACCGAATACTTTAAATCTATTAAAGACCCTGTGTACGCAATTGAAACTTATCTCGAAACAAAAGATAATACACAAGGTGGGTTTGTACCATTCAAACTATTCCCAAGGCAGAAGCAAATAGTACGAGCATATGACACCCATAGGTTCAATCTTGTGGCAAAACCAAGACAAGCTGGTATATCAACAACTACACAGGCATATATGGCCGTAAAGTGTGCATTTGCTGACTCAGATAACCCAGAAACGGTTTTACTTATTGCAAATAAATTAAAACTAGCGCAAAAATTTCTTAGAGGTATAAAAGACTACTTATTGCAAATGCCAAGATGGGTATGGGGTGATGAGTATTATGGTACCCCAGAAAAAGAAAAAAAAGATATATTCTTATCAAATTCAAAAATAGAAGTTGAATTACCAAATGGTTGTCAAATAATAGCTGTGGCGACATCTGAAGATGCATTAAGGGGTTATACTCCAACATATTTAATATTTGATGAGGCCGCATTTATTGATAATGGTGATGCTGTTTATGCTGCTGCAATGTCTTCTTGTGCTACTGGTGGTAGGGTGATGCTTATTTCAACACCGAATGGTATGGATTCTCTATATTATAAGACGTATGAACAATCCAAAAGCGGTAAAAACAATTATAATATCATTGAAATGAGATGGTATGAAGACCCAAGGTATAATAAAGGTTTATGTTGGATTAAAAAGGATGATAAGGGAAATATATTGGAAGAAATAAACGAATTTGAGTTTATAAATGAAAAATATACGGTTAGGATAAAGAATGGTTATAAGCCAACATCCCCATGGTATGAAAATATGTGCATGACATTAAATAATAATGTAAAAAAGATTGCACAAGAGTTAGATGTTTCATTTCTTGGTTCTGGTGGTAATGTTATTGCTGATGAAGATATTATATTTCACGAAGAAAATAACGTTGAGGACCCAGTTTGGGTTGATGGTAGAGAAAAAGAATATTGGATTTGGGAAAAACCAATAGAAGGTCACCAATATATACTTAGTTCTGATGTTGCGAGAGGAGATGGTGAAGATTCATCGACTATTGTAATAGTTGACTTCACGACAATGAAACAAGTTATGGAGTATCAAGGGAAAATACCACCAGATTTATTGGCTGAAATCATATATGAATATGGTAATTTATATAAGGCTTATACTATCGTTGATATTACTGGTGGAATGGGTGTTGCAACAGTGTTGAAACTACTTGAAATGAAGTATAAATATTTACATTATGACGCACCAAGAGGCAAAATACTGAATAGTAAAAAGGCGCAATTAACACCACATTCAAAAGATAGTAAGATACCAGGATTTAATGCTAATGGGGTTAGATTACCAATGATTGCCAATTTTGAACGAATGGTTAGGGAAAATGGTGTTATAATTAAATCAAGAAGATTGATTTCTGAAATGAAAACGTTTGTATATAGAAATGGTAGGCCAGACCACATGAGGGGTTATCATGATGATTTAATTATGGCTATGTGTATGGCACTTTGGGTTCTTGAGCATTCATTTAAGAAATTAGAAAAGATGGAAAAACAAAATAAAGCCATGTTATCTAGTTGGAGAATAGGTAGCTCTAATAAGAAACAAAACGAAGATAATAATACTGGGGTAGTAAATAATAAAAAGGTATTGAAAAAACCTAAGTTTAGTAGAAATGTTTCTAAGAATATGCAAGACCCAAATGGTGACTATTTATGGTTATTTGGTAGATTTAAATAATTATTGATATAATGGTTTAATTATTTAATAAATTCATTATAATTATACATATAAATTAAAATAAATATGGCGAAGAAAAGATTAACAATATTTCAAAGGCTTAATAATATATTTGGTCCAGATGGAGTTAATATACAAAAAGATAAAACTAATAGATATTCTATAAGTAATGATGTTTTATTAAAAACACAAGATAAAGCAGAATATGATGTTGCGAAATTACAAGCGCAACAAAATAAATATTTAGGTGGAACGTGGAGAAAAGTAGATAATGAACTTTTTCAAAAAGCTGTTCATTATGAAACAACAAGAATTGGGTCATATTCTGATTTTGAAAGTATGGAATTCTACCCAGAAATTTCTGCCGCATTAGATATTTTTATGGAAGAATCCACAACGGTAAACGAAAAGGGGAGAGTATTAAACATTTACTCCGACTCTAAGAGAGTTAAGACAATATTAGAGGACTTATTTTTTAATAGATTGGATATTCACACATCCCTACCAATGTGGACTAGAAATGTATGTAAATATGGTGATAATTTTGTTTTTTTAAATATCGATGATAAGGCTGGTATTATTGGTTGTAGGCAAATGCCAAACTTTGAGATTGAACGTAGAGAGGGAGATTTATACAGTAGACTCACTAACACTAATAGCGCATCTAGTGAGGAAGAACCAAAAGTTAAATTTATTTGGAGAGGTAGGGATGTAGAATTTAATTCATGGCAAATTGCACATTTTAGGTTATTGGGTGACGATAGACGATTGCCATATGGTACCAGTGTTTTAGAGAAAGCTAGAAGGATTTGGAAACAATTAATTCTATCTGAAGATGCTATGTTGATTTATAGGGTAACAAGGGCACCAGAAAGAAGAGTATATAAAATATATGTTGGTAATATTGATGATGAAGACGTACCAGCATATGTTGATGAGATTGCAAATAGATTTAAAAGAATGCCAATTATTGACCCACAAACTGGTCAAATTGATTTACAATATAACCAATTAGCTAATGACCAGGATTTCTTCATACCCGTTAGAAGTGAAGATGCACCAAACCCTATTGATACATTGGCTGGGGCTTGTATCGCTTTAGATACTAGAATCCCTTTATTAGATGGGAGAACATTGGAACTTAATGAAATAATTAATGAATGGGATAATGGTAATAGAGATTTATGGGTGTATTCGTGTGACCCACAGACTGGTAAATTAGCACCAGGTATGATTACGTGGGCTGGAGAAACTAGAAATAATGCTGAAGTAATTAAAATTACCTTAGATAATGGTGAAGAAATTATAACTACTCCAGACCATAAATGGGTTCATAGAACTAATGGATTTGTTGAAGCCAAAGATTTAAATATTGGGGACTCTTTAATGCCCTTTTATAAAGACACTAAAAAGATTAAATCTAATACAAATAATTATGAGCGTGTTTGGGATAGTTCTAAACAACAATGGGTTTTCACCCATAGGATGGTTACTAATTATTTAAATAATACAAACATTATTGAAGAATATGTGTATGATAAAAAATACACCAATAAAAATAAATTAGTAAGGCATCATAAGGATTATAATCGTTTTAATAATAACCCAAGTAACTTAGTTTGGATGAATGTGTTAGACCATATTAAATTACACCAAGATGTTATATTGGAAACTATTTGGGCTAACCCCAAAGAAAATAAGGAAAAAATACGTAAAGGGGTTAATACCTATATTTCAAACTTAACTGAAGAAGAAAAGAAACTTAGAGGAATACAATCTAAATTAAATTCAATTAATTCTAGGGATAAAGCTAAAAATACTTATCTTAATAACCCAAATAAATTAAATTTTGATATTGTTAGAACCAAAAATTCACGTAATTACTGGTCTAAGGGTTCCTCTAAAGAAAAACAATCAATTAAAGCTAAAGAATTATGGGAAAGTGAAGAATATAAAAATAAAGTTTTTAATAAAAAACAAAAATTAACATTTACCAACACACTTTATAATATGTTTTTTGAAATGTTTAAACAATATGGTAAGGTAGATTTAACACTAATAGAACTTAATAAATCTGAAGAATTTATGTATGAATTCTTCAGCACTAATAAAAGTATTAGAAGTTCATTAACTAATTTAAATGAATTCACTAGAAATCACCTAGACAAAATGATTAAAGAACGTGGGTTTAAAAATTATAGAGAATGGTGTAAGATTACCGCTGAAGAATTAGGATATAAAAATGTTAGAGCTTGGAGATATTTTATAAATAAAGAAAAGAAAATATTATATAACCATAAGATTATTAATATAGAATACTTAGAAAACAAAATGAACACTGGAACTATTACCGTAGATGGTGATGAAAAATACCATAATTATCATACATTTGCGATAGAATCTGGGGTATTCATTAAAAATTCTAATTTGGATGCGATAGCAGATATAGAGTACCTCCAGCGAAAATTATTTACCGCATTAAGGGTACCAAAAGCCTTTCTTGGTTTTGAAGACCCACAAGGTGAGGGGAAGAATTTAGCTCTCCAGGATGTTAGATTTGCTAGAACTATTAATAGGATACAACAAGCATTAATAATGGAATTAAATAAAATAGCAATATTGCATTTATTCTTGCTTGGTTTAGAAGATGAGTTAGATAATTTCACACTAACACTTAACAACCCATCGACACAAGCTGAAATGCTTAAGTTAGAACATTTACAATCTAAGGTAAATCTATATAAGGATGCTGTTAGTGATGGTGGTAATGGTTTTGGTGTTATGTCCATGACAAAAGCTAAAAGAGAAATACTTGGGTGGTCAGACGATGAGATTAAACAAGACCTATTAGAACAGAGATTAGAAAAAGCAGCATCAGCTGAAATGGAAAATACACCAGAAGTTATAAAATATACTGGAACATTTGATGAAGTTGATAGGCTTTATGGTGACATTAATATCGCTAAAAATGTTGGTGGTGAGGGTGCTGAAGGTGGTGGTGATAGTAGTGGTAGTAGTGGAGGTGGCTTCGGTGGTGGTGATGTTGGTGGTCTTGATTTTGGTGATGAGGGTGGTGATGACCTTGATTTTGGTGGTGATGAGGGTGGTGATGAGGGTGGTGATGACCTTGATTTTGGTGGTGATGAGGGTGGTGATGACCTTGATTTTGGTGGTGATGAGCCAACTGAGGAATCTGTAAAAAAAGATGAAAATTTATTATTGGAACAAATGAAAAAACATAATAAAGTGTGTAAAAAAGAAAGTGAATTTGATAAATTGTTAGAATCAATGAAACCAAAGAATAATAAGGTTGAACGGGTTAAAATAACAGATAAAAATATAAAAATTAATAAATGTATAAACGATATGATTAATGATATTAATAATATTATTGATTAATACATTTTATCATATATTTATTAATATTAAAATTAATTAACTATGAAAAATTTTGGATTTATAAAGGCAATATATAATGATATGTTGTCAGAGGCAATAAGTAATAAGGATATTAAAAGACAAAAAATATTTAAAACTTATCTTAAAACATTAAAAGAAAATGAAGTGTTAAGGACACAATTTTTAATATATAAAAATATTGAAGATAAAATTGAAGAAAGTAAAACCAAGGCCGTTGAATATATTAAAGAAAATATTGCCTTAATGAACAAATACTCAAAAAAAGAAATACTAGAATCAAACAAAAAATTAACAAAGTATATCTCTAACAAAATTGATGATTTTAAAAATATTTATGATGAGAATAGAATGAAACCCTTACATGAAAGTATTTCAACACTTATATTTACCGAAAAGAATGCCTCAACCATTAATAAAATTATAGATAGTATTGATGTTGCATCAGATTATATAAAATCTAATTCAACAAGAGGTATTAAAAAAGTTAATGAATCATTGGGAGTTTCAAACGAAATTTTAACTTCAATTGTTGTTGACAAGTATAATGAAAAATATAAGAAATTATCGAAAGGTAGTAAAAAATTAATTAACACTATATTGGAATCAAGCACTTCGGATAAGATTGAATTTTTTGAATCAACAATTAAAGATTGTTTAGGTATTGTAAATGAACAAATCGTTGATGCGGATTTATCTCTTAAGGAAAGTTTGTTATCAGTTAAAGAAAATTTATTAAACAGGGTGTTTAATGAAAGTACGTTTGATGTTGATATCTTAAAAATATTTCAACTAAAAAAAGATTTAAACGAATAAACTCTTATTGGCTTGACTTTGTTATTT